CCCGCCCGATGCGGCGGCGTTGCCCCCCCCGCCCGCTGCGGCGGCGTTGCCGTTCCGGCCCGATGCGGCGGCGTTGCCTCTATCGCCCGATGCGGCGGCGTTGCCGCTATCGCCCGATGCGGCGGCGTTGCCCCTCCAGCCCGATGCGGCGGCGTTGCCTCTATCGCCCGATGCGGCGGCGTTGCCGCTATCGCCCGATGCGGCGGCGTTGCCGCTCCAGCCCGATGCGGCGGCGTTGCCGCTATCGCCCGATGCGTTTTCCTCGGTTGCGCTCTCGCACTTGTCAAGCACAAACCGCACAAAGGCGTTGATAACGCCTTTCAAGCCGATTTCTGCGCCAATCCTGATATGTTTGCCGCAAACCTTGCTGTCATAGCTGTTGCACTCTCCATTGTCGTCCACATCCACCTCGCAGTACCGGCTATCTGTCGGTGCGTAATACCGGAATGTGTCCAGCGGGTTTTCACAGGCGTGGAATCCCTTTTTGCACAGAGCGGAGTTTTCCTCCTCATACTCCTTACCTACTTCGTACTGAAATTCTCTGCATTTCAGGTCTTTATCAAATCCCTTGTATGCTTTCATCGTCTTTCCCTCCGTTTGTGTTACTTCCCGTCCAGCTTGTCCACCAGCCGCATGAGCCAATAACTCACCGTTGCGGCTCCGATGATGACCAAAGTCAATGTGTACCCGTCCATGTTTACTCCTCCCGCTCTGCGATCCACGCATCCAGCTTCTTTTTGAAAATCTGAAATACCCGGCTGCGGTCGGTGCGGATGCACACGCCGAAGGGGTACACGCCCTGCTCCAGGCCGTCGGCCAGAGTGTCAGAACAAAGGCTCAAGCCTTTATCTCTAAGATACTTCGATGCCTGGTGCAGCGTCATGGTTTCGATCATTTGTCATCCTCCTTCTTCAACAGCTCGTCCACCGTGCAGCCGTACAGCTCGGCGATCTCCGGCAAGCGGCTGGCTCTCGGTGCCTGCGTGCCGGTCTCCCACATGTAAACCGCCGCATCCGTCACCTTTAGTTTCTCGATGACCTGCCGGACACTTAGCCCAGCGGCCACCCGAGCGCTGCGAAAACTCATTCCGTCACCTCCAGTTTGATTCTTGCTTAGTTTCCGTTGAATACGGCGAGGAAAAGTGCAAAAGCTTTAGCCGGCTCCGCATCGTCCAACCGCCGGTCTAAGTGCTCGGCCGCCGCCACGATGTTACGGCATCAGGGCGGCTTTCCCTCTCCGCAATCAACAAAAACTAAGTTTTACTTGACAACTTAGCAAACTGTGGTATTATGGAAGTGCCAACAACCCTTAATATTTTCCGCAGTCCGCTAAGTGCAGGGGGGCTTGGTTTTGTATTGCCTCCCGCCGATTCTTATTATAACTAATTAGAAATTATAAGTCAACCGCTTTCTATTAGTTTTTATTAGTTTTGGCGAACTGCACAATATACACGAGGTGCAAATGGACGCTATAGACAAAATCAACTTTTACTTGAGCAAAAATGGCAAAAATGGAGCCGATTTAAGCCGCGCATTAGGGCTATCAAATAGCATTTATAGCCAATGGAACACGCGGAAAACTAAGCCGTCAAATGCTCGCCTTCCCGCTATTGCCGAATATCTCGGCGTTTCCGTAGAGGACATTATGCCAGACGATGTAGCCGCCAACGCAGCTTCGGAGGGCGCAAAAAAAGCCCCCGATCCGGAGATCGAGGGCGGGAGCCAAGCAAAAAAGGCTTTGATGGATGCTCTTAATGATTTGACGGACGAGCAGTGCGAGAAACTGCTGCCGATTGTTTTAAGTGCAAAGGCAATACTATGAGATATACTTTTAGACCGTCCAGCCCCAACGACAAGCACTTGACGGAAGTCGAGCGCCAGCAATGGGAGCGGGAAATTGAAAACAAGAAGGACGATTTCCCATATATTGCGCTTACAAGAAGTCAGTATAAGATCCTGAAGGAATCGCAAAAAGACGCGGTAATTGTAACGACAGGAAACGAAAAGGACATTGCCGTGCTTTGCGATCATCGCTTTGTTTTTATGCTTGCAAAAGATGATAAGCGCGGAATCATAGCCAGGCCAAGAGGAAACAATTATGTTGCGTATGCAAAAAAGCAATGGCAGAAAGAGTGGTCTATCACAGCGAGAGATTGTATTGTCGCAGCAATAGGAGCTCTTTGCGGTTTCCTGCTGAATTGCCTGTTATCCGGCTAATTATTATATTGCCACTGAATATGTAACGCTTCCTTGATGGCCTCGGCTTTTTCGGGGGTAATGTCGGTTTGCTCGTAGTCCTTGCAGGGATTATCTTTTCCGCAGCCGAGGACATACCACCCGCCCCATGTAGTGTAACGCACCACAACATGCTTGCATCCGGCGCAGGCCACGCTTTTGCACTGGGGCAGTGCCGCATTGTTAATGATTGCGGATCGGAGTGTATCTTCTCTCGCTTCCGCAAGCTGCTCTTTGAGTTTGCGGTTTTCTTCCCGCAGATCATTTAATTCTTTTCGTGCAGTAAACATTGCAACCTCCTTAGCACATATTCCGCCTGTGTATCGGTAAGCGTGAGGATTTCTTCTTTGAGCCTTTCCCTTATTATACCACATTTATTTTTCGTTTCAAAGCTTACAATTTCCATCTTTATACTTTTCTGCTTCCAATCCACATTATTTCTCCTTTCGGTTTATCTACCTATAGTCAAAATATGGCATTTGTTGCACAGTTTAGGGCAACAAGGCGAAAAATTTTAGGGGAAGTGTTTTCTGTGATGATCTTATGTGATTTATCCCCACCGCCCCCGCACCGGACGGTGGGGATTTTTTGCCGCCTATCGCCGTCACCGGCTCTTGGCCGCATACCCACAGTATCAATTTATTGTTTGGCAAGTCAATCCAAAAACCGGATAATATACGATTAGCCGATAAAAACAAGCGGAGAGGTTTGCCCGAAATAGGGCAGGAGGGGAAGAAATGGAAAAAACTTTGCAGGATATTTGCAGAGAGGCAAAGGAGTACCAGCATCTTACCACGCAAGACTTAGCCGATTTAACAGATCTGTCATCGTCCACGATCAGCAATTACTTTTCTGCGTCGTCAAAGGATCCAAGCCTATACAAAATGGGGCTTATATGCGCCGCCCTCGGTGTGTCTATAGATGAGTATTTTGGTATCGTAAAGAGACCAACCACGGAGGAGCAGCTGGCAGAGGCCCACAGAGCAATGGCCGATGCAGATGCAAAGCATAGCGCAGCCCTACGCATTGCGCACTTGGAGGGCGGCATGGAGCAGCTGACCGGATCAGTGGCAAAGCACGAAAAAAAGGAGCGCGTATTGCAAATTTGGGTGTATATCCTGACGTTTTCGCTGTCAATTGCCGTATCAATAATATTTGGATATTTGGCGTTTGATTCAAGCGTCCCGCACACAGGGCTTATCCGCAACGGGCAGATTACATCAATCGGCTGGATGCTATTTGCTCTGCTTGCGGTGGGCGTCGGTGTAATCATTGCTTCGCTGATTAATGCGCTGCGATATTACAGGCACCATCAAACTGATAAAAATACAGGGCAGGAGGATAAAAATGGGAAAAGCAATGAGGAGGGCCAACGGAACCGGGACAGTGTATAAGCTCGCCGGGCGCCGACGCAGGCCCTGGGTGGCTGCAAAGCAAAAAATCATTATAGGATATTACCCCACCAAAAAAGATGCTATAGCGGCGCTGGAACGTCTTGCAGGCAAGGATTTAACGGAGCGGTACAACATGACCTTTGCCCAGGTGTTTGACGCTTGGAAAGAGGAGCATTACAAAAAAATAGGGCCAAACGGTATAGAAGGCTATGACGGCGCATTTAAGATTTTTGCGCCGCTGCACGACCGGAAGTTCCGGGACTTAAAAACGGCGGATTTCCAGGGCGTACTGGATGCCCATATGCATAAATCCCATAGCACTGTGTCCAAGTATAAGCAACTCATAACGCAGATGTCCACATGGGCCATGCGCGAGGAGATCATCACAACAAATTTTGCAAAATTCGTCCAGCTCCCCGAAAACACAAAAAAAGAAAAAGAAACATTTACCGATGCTGAAATAAGCAAGCTGGAAGCGGACGGCAGCGACACCGCAAAAATTATCCTCATGCTGATTTACACAGGAATGCGCATAGGGGAATTGTTTTCCCTACCGGCTAAAGATTATCACAAAGATTATGTGGTCGGCGGTGAAAAGACGGAGGCTGGGCGAAACAGGATCATCCCAATCCGCCCCGAAGGGATCCCATACTTTGCCTATTTTGCAAATAAGGCTACTGGCCCACTGCTCATATCCGGCTATGCTGGGGAAAAAATCCCAGCAAACTTCCGCCGCCGGGATTATTACCCGCTTTTGGAAAAATTAAAAATCCAGCGCAAAACGCCGCACTCCACCCGGCACACCTATGCGAGCTGGGCGAGAAAAGCGGGGATTGCTCCGGAAACGCTACAGAGGATCCTCGGCCACGCCAACTACTCCACTACCGCAAATATATACGTCCATACATCAGCGGAGGAATTGGTGCAGGCCGTTAAAAAGGCGAAAATTTGTTAGTAGTTTGTTAGTTACCGACGGGAGCCAAGGCAAGCCCTTGCAAAATTGCTCTGCGAAAAGTTGCAAAATCGCAACAAATATTGTTATTCTTATTAACTTTTGTGCCTATATATTCAAAACGATTATAATTCACACGCAGGAGGTCACTGGTTCGAGTCCAGCAGTCTCCACCACATATGAAAAATCCGAACTTCTTCCCTATCGGGAATGCGTTCGGATTTTTCATTTTTATCAAAGATAATTCCTACTGATATTTACGCCCGGAGGAATTTTGCATCCTCCGGACATTTTTTATCCGCATATTCGATTTCTGCCGTTAGGAATGACGGCCATCAATAAAAGAACATCATCTCTTTTGTGGACGGCAATGGACACTATCGGTTAAACCAGCCGCAGGACGAGCGGTCCGCCCTCACGAGCGCCTCTTCCCTTCGGATCCCCCTATCCCACCAACAAATCCCCCTTCCCGGCACAGAGCACCGGGAAAGGGGGATTTTTGATCCATCCGCAGAATTTTTCATGTTCCCCCTTGACAATCCCTTTGCCTCGATGTACTATTGTCGTAGTACAAGCGAACTGATAGGCGGGGCAGCGAGAACGTGGAGATGTGACTGCTCCGATCCATCGGCAGCACAGGCAAAGGAGGACGCCTATGGAATGGGATATCCGCAATGACCAGCCCATTTACACCCAGCTGATCCAACAGGTGACGCTGGCCATTCTGTCCGGCACCTTCCCCTGCGGCGGGCGGCTGCCGCCGGTGCGGGAGATGGCGGCGGAGGCCGGAGTCAACCCCAACACCATGCAGCGGGCGCTGGCGGAGCTGGAGCGCACGGGGCTGGTCTACACCCAGCGCACTGCCGGGCGCTTTGTTACCGAGGACGCCGCTGTCGTCGACAGCGCCAAACAGGAGCTGGCCCACCAGCAGATCGGAGCCTTTCTGCACCGCATGGAGCGCATGGGCTACGACCGGGAGCAGACCGCCCAGCTGGTGCGGTCTTGGGAGGAGGACGCATAA